CGATCGCGAACTCATGGTCATCTGGCCCGACACTGCCCAGGGAGGCGGAGACATCATCGCTCGCGCGCTGGGCCTGCGTGCAGCGATCGACGAAGCGACGGGCTGGCACAAGACGATTTCCAACGTACCCCTCGGCGGGGTCACCGGTCTCGAATACGACGTGCACTTCGATTTGACCGATCCCTCGACCGCCGCCGGTCTGCTCAATCAGAGCGAGGTCACCACGGTCATCCGGCAGAACGGCTTCCGTCTTTGGGGCAACCGCACCTGCGCCGATGCCCAGCAGCCGAACTTCGCCTTCGAAAGCGCGGTCCGCACCAGTCACGCGCTGCAGGAAACGATCGAACAGATCGTCGCGCCTTTCCTCGACCAGCCCATGACGCTCGGCCTCATCAAGGATCTGCTCGAAACCGGCAACGCCCGCTTCCGCCAGCTGGCGACCGAAGGCCGCATCATCGGCGCGGAAATGTTCTTCGACCCCGACCAGAACAGCACGCAGGAACTTGCCCAGGGTCGCCCGACATTCAGGGTCCAGTTCACGCCGGTCGCGCCGCTGGAAAACCCGAACGTCGATCTGGTGATCACCGATTTCTACTATTCGGACTTCGCCGAGCAGCTGACCTGATCGGCTTTCCCCGGAACCCGACCGCGACCGCCTGACCCTGCCAACCCGTACAAGGAATCCTTCGATGGGCATCCCACGCAAGCTGAAAAACATGAACATCCACGTCGATGGCCAGGGCTACCTTGGCGTGGCGTCGGAATACGAAGAGCCGGTGCTTGCCATCGCGACCGAGGAACATCGCGGCGGCGGTATGATCGGATCGGTCAAGATCGACCTGGGCGTCGAGCCGATGGAAGCCACGCTGAAGATGGGCGGGCACGAAGCCCGGCTGATCCGCAAGTTCGGCACCACCCGGGTCGACGGCGTGCGCGTGCGCCTGACCGGCGCTTACCAGGCAGACGATGGCACGCCCGCACAGGCGGTCGAAGTCTTCATCGGCGGGCGTTTTACCGAGATCACGCCGGGCACGTCCAAGGCGGGCGACGATACCGAGCAGGAATTCAAGGTTGCGGTCGCCTACTACCGCCGCGTCGTCGACGGCGTGCCGCAGGTTGAGATCGATATGGTCGCGGGACGCTTCATCGTCGGCGGTATCGATCGCTACGCGGAGATCATGGCGATCATCGCGAACTGAATTTGCCTTCGGCGTCCGGACCTTTTGCGGGGCAGCCGGGCGTCGGAATCGGGCTGGTCGGGCTTCCCTCTCCCCCTTTGACCGGCCAGCCCACCCTGCCCCGCCTGTTTCACCCTGACCCGCATCCCCGGCCTCAAGCAGCGAAGCGGTAGGCCAGAGAGAACAAAGGACGCCCCGCATGAACGACACCACCGCCGACACCCCCTCCGCCTTGGTCGCCGAAGGCAAGGAGCGCGCCAAGGCCGCGGGCAATGCGCCCGGCACCTTCGAAACGATCACACTGGTCGAGCCGATCACACGAGGCGAAACTACGATCGAGAAGCTGACGCTCCGCAAGCCCCAGTCGGGCGAGCTACGCGGCCTCAGCCTGTCCGACGTGATCGGGATGGACATTACCGCGCTGCTGAAGCTGATTCCCCGCATCAGCGAACCCGTACTGACCGAGGATGAATGCCTGCGGCTCGACCCGGCCGATCTGACCGAAGTCGGTGGAGTGGTGCGCGGTTTTTTTATGACACGGGCGGAGCGGCAGATGATGGAAGCGTTGATCGCGGAGCAACAGCCGAGGACCTGATGGATGACATCGCCGGCATCTATCACTGGCCCCTGTCCGAACTGGAGGCGATGCCGATCGACCGGCTGATCTACTGGCGCGAGCGCGCGGTTGCCTGGTGGAACCGCCACCGCGCGGGGAAGGAATAGGCCATGTCGAACAAGCTCTCGCTGGTCGTCGATTTCGTCGGAATCGACAAGATGTCCGGCAGTCTGCGCTCGATCATGCAGCTGGGCCGCAAGGGCACCCGCTCGCTCGGCGAATTGCGCGGCGAAGGGCGGCGGCTCGAATCACAGTTGCGCGACGTCCGCCGCCAGTTCGAAGGCGCATCGGGCAATGTCACCGAACTGATCGATCGCGAGCGGCAGCTGGAACGCGCGATCGAGAACACCAACCGCGAGCTGGGCGAGCGCAAGCGGCTCAATGCGATTGAGGGCAAGCGGCGGGCGATGGTCGCGCGCGGCGACGCGATGATGGCTTCGGGCCGCGAACAGATGGCCCAGGGCGCTACCCTAGCTGCCCCGCTGATCCTCGCTGCCAAGTCCGCCGCCGAGTTCTCCAGCGGCATGGTCGACATCCAGCAGAAGGCAAACCTAACGGATGCGGCGACGGCCCGTTTGGCAGGCCGGGTGGTCACGATGGCCAAGGACGCGAAGCGGATGCCCGAGGACATTCGGGCGGGTCTCGATCTGCTGCTGGCGAAAGGAGGCGATAGCCTTGGCCTTGCAGCGGCGGAGAAGATCATGGGCCCGACCGGGCGCATCGCCACTGCCTATAAAGTTGAAGTTCCGGATGCCGCTGGCGCCGCCTATGCCGCGATTAGCAACCTGAAGGTTCCAGCCTCGCAGACTGCGCGCATCTTCGATATCATGGCTGCCGCGGGCAACGAGGGCGCGTTCGAGGTAAAAAACATGGCGCGGCATTTCCCCGCGCTGACCGCGCAGATGCAGGCTCTAGGGGAAAAGGGCGCGCCGGCCGTCGCGGATCTGTCCGCCGCTCTGCAGGTCGCCATGAAGTCGGCGGGTAGCGAAGACCAAGCCGCGAACAACATTCAAAACCTGCTCGCGAAGATCAATGCGCCAGGCACCATCCGAGCCTTCCAGAAGAACTTCGGCGTCGACCTGCCCGCCGCCATGAAGAAGTTGACCGACGAAGGCTATTCCTCGCTCGAGGCGATCGCGCTGGTCACCGACAAGGCGACAGGCGGCGACATGAAGAAACTCGGCTTCGCGTTCGAGGACATGCAGGCGCGCCAGGGCGTCATGGCGCTTATGCAGAATATCGATGTCTATCGAGACATTCGGCGCAAGGCGATGAATTCAGCGGGCACGGTCGACGATGCTTTTGACCAGCGCGCGCTGAACGATGCGCTGGTGAATTGGGAGGCGTTCAAAGGCAGCCTGTCGTCAGTCGCGATCATCATGGGGCAAAAACTCCTCCCGCCGATGACGTCTGCAATGGAAATGATCGGGGGCTTGGCGAATAAGGTCGGAACGTGGGCCCAGGCCAACCCCGAGGCCGCTGCAACGCTGATGAAACTGGTCGCGGGGCTGGCCGTGCTGAAGGTCGGACTCGGCGCTGGCATGTTTCTGCTGGGCGGTTTCATGAAACCACTGTCGAGCCTGATTGCCCTGTCGTCGCGCCTCGGGCTGACGTCCAAGGCTTTCATGGTCCTTCGCACCGCCGCACTCTTCATGGGCAAGGGGATGCTGAAGGCGGGCCTGATGATGCTCGCGAACCCGATGGTTCTCGCCATCACCCTGCTTGTCGTCGCGATCGCAGGTGCGGGCTACTTGATCTACAAGCATTGGGACACGATCAAGGCGACCTTCCTCAACGCCTGGAATGCGATCAAGGGCTATCTCGGCGGCGCGCCCGCTTGGCTGAAGGGAATCGGCACCGCGATGATGCAGGGGCTGTTGCTCGCCATCAATCCGATGGCGCTGGCCCGCAAGCTGATCTTGGTCGCGAAAAACGGCGTCGCCGCCTTCAAGAACTATCTTGGTATCAAGTCTCCCTCGCGTGTCTTCATGGCGATGGGCGAACATACGGGCGAAGGTCTGGCGCTGGGGATCGAGCGCAAGCGGGGCCGCGTCGCGGGCGCAGCGGGCAGGATGGCGGCGGGCGCCGCTGCGGCCGGTGCGCTTGCAATGGCACCCGCCCCGGGCGCCGCACGCCAAAGCACGGCGAATCAGGCAAGCCCCGCGGCGATCACGATCCATATTCACCAGATGCCCGGCGAGAATTCGGGCGATCTCGCGCGCCGCGTAGCCGACGAGCTCGAACGGCGTCAGGCGATCGCCGCGCGCGGCAGCTACAGGGACGACGTCTGATGGCGAGCCGCCCCATCCCCTCTCCCCGCGAGCTGATGACGCTGGGCATGTTCATTTTCGGGATGGACAGCGCAGCCTATCAGAACCTGCAGCGCAGCCGTTCGTGGCGTCACGCCCTCAGCGAACGGCACGACGCCCGCGATGCGGCGCAGTTCACCGGTCCCGGGCCGGAAACCATCGGCCTGTCGGGGCTGCTGGTACCCGAGCTCGGCGCGGACTTCGCGGCGATGGAAGTGCTTGCTGCGATGGCCGACACCGGCGATCACTTTCCGCTGATGGATGGGCTGGGCCGCATCCTTGGCCACTACCGCATCGTGAGGCTGGATGAAGACCACCTTACGATAATGGCAGGCGGCATTCCACGCCACATCGGCTTTCGCATCGAACTCGAACGTGGCCCGGATCAGCCAGTCGCGACCGAAGTGGACCCCGCAACATGACCGCCCGCAAGGCTGCCATCGCCCTTGCGGTGGAAGGCGGCGCGGATCTGGCCGAGAAGATCGATCCGCGCCTGGTCGGCCTTTCGCTGGTCGAAAAGCGCGAAGGCCAGGCCGATGAACTCGACGTGCGACTGCAGAATGCCGATGGTCGTCTGGCAATCCCCGATCCCGGCGTCGTGCTGACCCTGTCGATGGGCTGGCTATCGGGTGCCGATGTCGCGCTCGGGCTGTTCGACAAGGGGCGCTTCACGGTCGACGAAGTCGGCCAGGAAGGTCCGCCCGATGTCGTCACCTTTCGCGCGCGATCGGCGAACCTCACCGGCCTCTTGCGACAGCGGCGCACGAAGACCTGGAAGGACATCACGCTCGGCGCACTCCTGCATGAAATCGCCGCGCGCCATGGCAGCACCGCCCGCGTCGACGGTGCGCTCGCGGCGCTTCAGGTCGAGCCGATCGAGCAAGAAGGCAAGAGCGACGCCGCCTTCGTCGCCGATCTCGGGCGCCGCTACGATGCGATCGCTACGTGGAAGGGCGGCAAGCTGATTTTCCTGCCGATCGGCAAGTCAGCGACCGCCGATGGCACCGCTCTGGGCGCCCAGTTGCTGGTCAAACGCGATGGCTGGCGCTGGTCGTTCAATCGCGCCGATCGCGAGAATTACGATGGCGCTGCGGCGCAGTGGCAGGATCAGGATGCAGGGCGTCGTCGGACGGTCGAGGTCGGCGGCGACAACCGGCGCAAGCTGAAGCGGGTTTACGCGAGCGAAGCCGAGGCACGCCAGGCCGCCACCGCGGCGGCCGGGCGCGCGGCGCGCATGCCCTATCGCTTCACATACGATCTCGCGATCGCAGATCCCGCGCTGCAGCCTGACATGAAGGTCGCGCTGTCTGGCTGGGGCGACAGGATCGATGGCATCTCATGGCTCGTAGAGAGCGTTCGCACCGACTATTCGGCGCAGGGCATGGTTCAGTCGATCGAGCTCGAGAGCGCCTAACCGCCAATACGCTCGATCAATTCGCCAGCCTTCCGGATTGCGATCTGAATCTGGGTTTCGGTCAAGTTGCCGCATTCGGTCTGGAGTTGCTGACCGTCAAGGTCACCGGCCTCCATCGGATTCAATTCGACCAGCGCTGCGCGCCAAGCACAGCTGCTCACCTGATCGATCTGAACTGCGCCATCGCAACTGGAGCCGAGGCAAAAGGCGACGTTCCGCATCGCTTCGTAATCACCCTTCCATGCATTCGGCCAGTCTTGCCGCTCGAACGATACCTGCTGGGTCGCACAAAGCGCGGTTGAACAGACAGCTGCTGTCGGAGCGGGTGGCGCACCGGCAGGGAGGGCGATCGCCTCATAGGTCGCTTCGGCCTCGCGGGTAGCTGAATCGATCTCGGCTTTGCTATCTACTGCGTCTTCGACGACGCTAGTGTTCGTCTCGACAACGTCAGGTTTGACCTCTCCATCGCCGCCCGATGCGCAGAACGCGAGGCCCAGAATGGCAACCACCAGAAGGACCGCACAACCTATGCCCGTGGCGAGGGCATTCTTCCGCCTTTCTTTGACTTCCCCTTCGGTCAGAACATGGTGGCAATGCGGACACTTCGTTGCCAGCAGTGCGATGTCTTCGTGGCAAGCGGGGCACGGCAGCTTCATACTTTTCTCACGATGGCGACCACGCGCCCGATCACGAACAATTCGTCGTCGACAGCGCGATCTTCGGGCACGGATGGATTGTCGGACAGGATGGCGATGCTTCCATCGGGGCGCGGGCGCAGCCGCTTTACCATCCCCACGCCGCCGAAGCTGAAGGCCCATATCTGGTCGGCGATCCGTACCGTGTCGACACTGCGGTCGATCAGCATCTGGTCGTTCGATCCTATCGTCGGGGCCATGCTGTCACCAAGCCCATCCGCGATGACCAGGTCCTCGGCCTTCGCTTTCGTATAGCGTCGGATGAACGACAGCGGGAACGGTTCAAGCCGCGTTTCCGGGTCGACATCGTCGAGATAGGTCCCGCCCATCCCATAGGCCAGATCTATAACCGGGATTTCAAGGACGCGGTCATCGCGCGGCGCTGGTGAATAGCTGCGTCGCGGTTCTTGGAGGGCACCGGCCGGACCGGGATCGTCGGTTTCATCGAGCAGGAATTCCACCGATGTTCCCAACTCGCGAGCGATTGCAGCGACACCATTCGGATTACGCGTCAAACCCTGCTCAATACGATTGATGGTCGATTGAGGATGACCGGTTCGCCGCCCAAGCTCCGCTTGGGAAATATCCAGCCTTTGGCGCAATTCCGCCATCCGATCAGATCTGAACCCGGCCATGCCCGCTAGTTATCCACAAATGGGTGGCTTGGCGTTAGCCAATATTGGGTTGCGCAGTGACTATAATTTGGGTAGCTACCCATTCATGGATAACAGCCCCACCCGATACGAAGCCCTTTTGCTCTGCGTGAAGCGAGCCGGTTCGATCAGTCAGCTGGGTCGCGACTTGGAGATCCCCCAATCGACCATGTCGCGCATCGTCAACTCTTCGAAGCAGCTGCCTGCGGAGGATGGTAAAGTCATTCTCGCAGAACAGCTCTACGGCGTCTCTCGCCACGACCTGCGCCCCGACATCTACCCCCGCGAGACGATGGTCGATGCGCACGTTGGGCAGCGTTTCCAAGGCGTCGATCGCCATGCCGGGTCCCCTTTAGTTCGTACAAACGCTTCTACACGCCGCCCCGGCGCGCCGTCTTGTGAAGCTTCGCGCAAACATTTCACCCGCGTCGGTGCGGCATGAGCCTGCCCGTCGAGGAACAGCGGCAGGCCCGCGCCGTGCGTGAACTGATCGCCGCCGCCGGCGGGGTCGAAGCTGCGGAGCATGACTGCGGCAAGTCGAAATCGCTCTTCAGCGCGTACCAGTCGCCGAACGACC